ACCACTACCATTACCTACCCATGTATATCCTTTTTGTAAAGATGCAGTAAAGTTTTGTATTTGTGTGCTACCCGTTACTACTAATCCTCTTTGCATTACTGGTGAAGGATTGTTACCCGTATTAGGTGCTATACTTAACCATGATGAATAATTAAATGATGTTTGGTCATAATCTTGAAATGAAGTTCCTGTTGCATCTGTATTTATTATTAATTCAACATCATTTGTACCATCATTAGGATTGTAAACTCCTTGTGTAAATGTTGCTGCTGATGTATCATCTGCATATTGTGTATATCCTGCACCTAATCCAGGGACTAATGTTGAGTCTAATTGATAAAAACTTCTACCAATTGTTGCAAACGCTCCATCACTTCCGCTAACCCATAATCTTGGAGTGGGCCCATTAGAACCATCTGTTCCACCAATAACTACTCTATTTTTAATATATGTTCCAGCCAATTGTCCACCAGTTCCTAATGTGTTAGAGCCTGATTGAAAAAATGTACCGCTTATTATTTGATTACCTCTAAATGTATTACTACCTGTTGTTGCATAACTTCCAGTTTTTTCTTCTATATTATTTAATCTACTATTTGTAGAAGATGTATAAGAGTTGAATGATGCTGATGATACTTGATTATCTATAAATGAAGATGTCGCTACTAATTTCGATATATTTCCTGCTCCACCAACCCATGTATAGCCAGTTGCTAAACTTGCAGTGAATACACCATATAAGTTTACACTATTGTCTTGATTAATTGTAAATGGTGTTTGGAATGTTTGTGGATTATATACTACAAAACTATCTGTTAATCCTGAATTACCAATAGCCCACATTGTACTACCGCTATCTTGAAATGCAATCAATGTATTTTGATTTGGTGTTGCATCACTATGATTTACAATTAAAGGAGTTCCTGTTGCTGCATTAATTGTTTGAACACCTGTAAAGGTATTACTTCCAGTTGTTGCAAAACTACCTGTATTAATTGTACTACCACTCACATCAGGAATATTTACACTAAATTGTGTTCCATTACCTTTAGTAAATGTTAAATTTCTACTACCTGTATTAAATGATGCAGTCGTTAAACTTAAACTAGCTGATGTAAATAAACTTGCAGTTGCAGTATTTAAATTACTAATCGATGTATTTAAAGATGCAGTAGTCGTTTCAATATTAGTTAATCTACTATTGGTAGACGATGTGAATATGTTATATCCACTATTAATGTTTAATTGAGATGCAGTAAATGCATTCAAAGATGCAACCGATACTGCCGAACCCGAAGCATCTAATGCATTAATTTGTGATTGTAAATAATTATCAGTCACAGTTAGTGATGCTGACAAATTAGTTAATGATGAAGTTGTTGCAAAACTACCAGTATTAATTACAGATGCAGTTATATTAGCTGCGTATATATTTCCTGATGAACTTATATTAGTTCCGTCAAAAGAAATATTTAATGATTGACCGATACCATCTTGTAATAGAGTCATTGTACCTGCTGACAATGCATTATTAGTTCCTAAATGTGCAAGAGACTGATAACTCTGTGAAATGTATAAATTACTTAAACTTCCCATTTATATTGTATTTTAATTTTAAGCTGTTGACCATGTTTTTCTAGTAACATTTGGACCTGATGACCAGTTTTGAAATGTTGTTCCCCATACTTGAGGTGATATCCATTTTAAACATGTAGGACAATCTCCAAAATCCGTATAAGGTAATGCCAAAATTGGTAAACCTACTAAATCGTATTCATCACTATTATTAAATGTGTCAACAATAGTATAACAATCATATCCGTAAGAAGTAGTGATGTTAACAGATTGTGGTGGAACATAGGAAGTAGCAAATACTTGTCCTATACTCCCACTACCATTTAATACTGCTTTATACTTTTCACCACTAATACAATCTTGTATAATATATCCACTACCCGACGGATTAATTAAAAAAAAAAGACAACGATTTTTATCATTGTGAGTAGTCAAAGTAAACTCTGCTGACCACCCAGCCAGACCATTATCAAATCGGTCTGCAAATGGTGTACACACAATATCATCGTTAATCTCAAACCCTTGCACTCCTCTTTGCGTATACGAAGTTAAATCATTTATTATTGCTAGAGTATTTGCAAAAGAGTCTACTTTATCATCGATTCCATAATAAGGAATAACTTGTTCATTTGTTCTATCGTCTGACTCATTATTTTTATTTTTAGTTTTGTCAGCAACTATTAATTGGCATCTAAAATTAGTGACAGAAGTTCCAAAATCAGTTTCTAATATTTGTATGTTTCCCATTGGATATCCAGGAAATTGTCTTTCACCAATATCCCATAAATCACCTGTTGTTACATTTTCTATTGATGGATGATTAGACATTATAGTTTTAAAATAATTTATTACATTATAGTAAAGAGTATAATTTGTTCCTGTATTGTATATTAATTGTTGACTCATATTAGTTAGGATATAATTCAAATAGACAACGATTTTTGTCGTTGTGTGTTGTTAAAGTAAATGTTATAGTCCAACCTGCTAAACCTGAATCAAATCTTTCGTGGAATTGTTTGCAAGTTATTTGACCATTGATATCAAAATTAGTTACACCTCTTTGTATAAACGCAGTTACATCATTCATTATTGCTAATGTGTTTGCCCATACATCATACTTATCGTCTGTTCCAAAGAATGCAACATCCATTTCATTTGTTCTATCATTACTTTCGTTATTCTTTTCTTTATACTTATCAGCAATAAGAATTTGAATAGCAAAATCAGTTGTAGTTTCTTTAAAAGTTGTTCCTAATACATTTATATTTGCAACAGGATAATTTGGAAATTCTCTTTCATCAAAATCGGATAAATCTTCATTTCCAGTAGTTTCAATAGATGGATGTTGAGCACAATAATCTGATAGTACATTAATTAAATTATAATAGTTAGTATAATTTACATTTGTATTTGTTACCAATGCACTTCCCATAGTTTATAATTGTATACCACCAAAATATTGATTCGATTGGTCGGCATATATTTGTGTTTGATTACCAATTGATTCTAAATATTGTGGAATAAACTGAGAGTATGCAATCAAATAGTTTTGTAATCTTAATGCATAATAGTCAGCGTTTCCTTGCGCCTTAGCTAAAAGATAATCTATTTCTCCTTTAGATGGTGCAATACCTTGCTCACTTTGTTGTTTAACTGCTCCATTAGATTTAAATTGAACAGAACTAAACGGAATATATTCAACTGCTGAATACCAAATTAAAGAATTCTTAACATAATCATCTAAAAGGTCTTTATAATATACTGATAAAGATGATACAGTATTTGCAGTAATTTGTGCCTGTAAGTAATCAAATAGAATAGTACCTAATAAATTTTTTAAGTATTTATCTTGTGCGGTTCTTACAAAGGGCAATAAAGCATCTGCATCAATTGCTCCTTGCAATGGTGTGTTCTTTATGATATCATTTCTTGTTATGAATAATGCGTATGACATAGTTATTTTTTATTAAATATTTCGTATTCTGTTTCAAAGAATGCAGAATTTGCTTGAATTGGTTTATTATCAGTTGGTGGAATTGCTCCTTGTGATGTTTGGTCACCTGGATTATTTTGTGTTGCTGGATTCTCCATCGCTTTATTAGTATCATCTTCAACCTGTGCAATTGACTTACCTGTTTCATCTGCAGTTTGTGCAAGTATTACTAATGGTGTTAATTGTTCAAAGTATAATTGTGTATCTTGATATCCACCTTCTGTCAATGCCATATCTAATGTATTTAAGATTAGATTTTGGAATGGACTAATAGTCATAGTTTGTAAGATACTAAATGCAGTTTTCATTTCTTCTGATTGAGAACTAAAACCATTATTCTGTGTTCTAATACCAAATAGTAATGGACTCGTTACTCTATGTGCAACTAATATTCTATCTTGTGTATAGTTTGCAACATACTCATACTTCTCATGCAAATTACTAATGTCAATTACATCTAATGTTGGTTTAGTAGCAGGGTCATCGTTGAATGATAACATAAATCTACCTGCGTTATCCGTACCTGTGAATTTAGCTTGAACTAAATCTTCTATTGTTTGTCTTTCTTCAGGTGCAGGAACTCCATTATTAAAGTTTAACATTACAGCAGGTAAGAAACCATTTGTAATATTGTTTAAGTGTAAGTTGCTAATCTCACCTTCTGATATTGCAAATTGCATTGCACTAACCCAATCAGGTAGAGAATAATAATATAAACTTGGAGAATAATTCTTAATATAAAGCAATTCCATTTTCTCATTAGAAGTTCCAAATGCAGGTACTTTCTTTTTTTCTTTAATCTTTTTTTGGTCATTCCAATCTATGCAATAGTAAAAGTTTTCTATTCTTGGAGAATTACCAATCTTTTCTGCACGAATGGTTTGAACTGGAATATGATACATCTTAATTATCTTAGTATGTTCATCATTCCAATATACCTGATAACATGCATTACCATATAGTTTTAAATCAAATGCTACTCTCTTAGTTTCTTCCTGTGGAATTAACTTTTGTAATACATCATTAAATGCAGGTTGCTTTGAGTATAAACCTTTACCATAAATTAAATCAGCAATACCTTCTATACATGCAGCGTTAGTTGTCGATACATTAAAAGTCATTGTTACTGCATTAAAGAAATCATCATGCCCATAAACACCAAAAGGTATCCATGTGTAACGAGTTTTTGTATCTTCCGTTATTAATGGAAGCAAATTATTATTTACATTGATGATTGAGAATTTTTCTTGTTGTTTCATATTATGTCAAAATTATGTACTTGTTTTCACTACCATGTGAAATTACTGGCGGTATTTGGTTTTCGTATACTGCTTTATCGTTTGTTGATTGAGACCTATATACTTGTATAGAACCATGCCATATTGGATTTAAACTACCACTATTGTATAATGTAGCACGATATTCAGAACCTACTATTGCACCACTTATAGATGCTGTAAATTGAATATAGCTTTCATATGGTTGATAACTCATACTTGTCATAGAAGCAGTTAGATTTTGCAATGTATACATATCTTGTAAAGACATAGTAAATTGATTACTTGCAGTTGGCTCTGTTCTAAATGTAAATCCGTTGGACTGAGATATATAATAAGCTAGCATTATCTTGTTATTTGCTTGTTTGTATATAGTAATAACATTAGATTATCTTAAAATAGTTAAAATAAAAAACCCCCTACCTAAGTAGAGGGTTAATATTTTTATGCTAATACCGATTAAGCGTTAGAACCATAAACTACTGTGTAGTTTGCAGTAAGACCACCTAATGCACTTGTTGTTGAACTACCTGATAAGAATGCTGCTGGTAATTGTTCCATACCTGTGAAAGTTACTGAATAACCATAAAGGTCACCTAATGCTCCACCTGTTTGAATTGTACCTGCAGTTACATCCGCACCTAATTTTTCACCAACTAACAATGCATCACCATTATTTGTCCAAACGATAATTTGAGGACGACCATAAGACATCAATTTTAATTGAGTAGTCATCTCGTTTGTCAACTTCTTTAAGTTTAAGATTAATTCTTGTGAAAAGAATGTAGTACCATTATCTCTTGAAGTTGTAACAGTTTCAGTATATGCACTTGAACCTTTTAATTGGTAATAGTAAAGCGTTGACCCTGAAGGTACTGCTGTTACTTCACCATTTCCGTTTTTAGTGAAAGAGCCTGTTGTATAGTTCACGAAGTATACACCTTGTATACCACCGATTGATTCTTTACAAACTTCGTTTCTTCCAGCTGATAAATTACAAGCCATGTCTGTTAATTTTAATTTTGTTAGTTAAAAGGTTGGGAGTTTTACCTCCCGACCTTATTTAGTTATTTTAGTATGCTCCGTAGTAAACGATATCTTGTCCAACACCGAATTGTACACCAGATGTAAATCTCATGATGATACGATAGTTTTGTGAACCATCAATGTCACTCATGTCGATTACTTTTACTTGATTATAATCTGAAAGCAACCCGGTTCCAAAGAACAAGTTAGATTTTTGAGCTGCAACGATTTTGTTGTCACTCATACCTGGACATAATACCATTTCAATACCTTGGAAGTTATAAGGCTTCTCACCGATGTTCATTGAATTGTTCCAACCATTAGCACCTAAACCAGAAGCACCATTACCTGCCATTGCAGTTTGGAATGCTTTAGCTACATTAGTACCGATGTATAACAATAAGTCTTGCTTACCATATACAGTTGTAGGAATAGTTTGAACGATAGAATCTAATTTAGAAACTACATTCGCTGAAGTTACACTACCAGAAATGATTGCAGATGAACCACCTGTTGTTCTTGCTGGTAATACTGCTGTTGCACCACCTGCTGCTACTGAAGCAGATAAGATAGTTTGGAAACCTGCGAAAGAACCATTAGTTGAAGTTCCTTGCCAGATGTTTTGTTCAGTTGCTTCTGCAACTTTACCACCAACATAAGATACTAAGAAGTCATTGAAAGATTTAGGAATCTCATCAAATGCAGAGAAACCTAATTGTAAAGCCTCCCAAGATGCTACGAATTCTTGCTTACATAATTGTAAGTTAACTTGTAATTCTTTTGGAGTCAATACTTGTTCATCGATAGTTACACTACCTGTGTTTGTGATAAAATCACAAGATGCATCATTTACTAAAGATGCTACTGAAATCTTTTGGATTACAGATTTGTATTTAACATTAGGCATGATAGTTACTAACTTCTTGTCTAATGTATTTGCTGATAACAACGCTGCTGCGATGTATCCTGCTGCTGCTTCACCCGCGTAACTTGTTGAAGTTACAACTGGGTTTGCAAAGTTTTGAAATTGTTTCATTTTAATTTCTTTTTTTATTTAATAATTAGTTATATAATTTAGATAAGAAATTTGATTGTGAATCATTTACTTTCTTACCATAATTGTTTTTGTTTTGAGATGCAAACTTAGTAGCTTCTTCAATTGGAGCACCATCTAATTTAGGTAACTCTTCTTCTTTCATCTTAACTCCTGCAACTTCTTCTGTTACTTGAGAATTAACTGGAGGATACATTGCTTCTTCCATCTTAGTCATCTTAGCTTCCATTTCAGAAATTCTATATTGCATTTCCTCCATCATCTTACCTAAATTAATTTCAATTTCAGAATCATCTTCCATTGGTTCACCATCTGTTTCAGGCATATTAGGGTCAACTGCAACATCTTCTTCAGCCATCTTTTGAGTGCCAGATGCAACTGAATTTTTTTGTTCAGGTACTTTGTTTATATCTAGAATATCTCCTGATGCTTGTGGAATATCTTCAACCTTTACATTTTCCATTTCTACTTCTGGGTTAGCTTCTTCTACATTAGCTCTTTCAGTAATAATACCATCTTTAGTCATTACTCTAATGATTACTTCTTTACCTTCAGAATCTTTCAATGCGATTTCATGTTCACCATCTGGTGCAGGAGTTTTAGTTCCATCTTCTGAAACTACTTCTACTTTTTCACCTAAGTCAAAAGTTGGAGATTGTAAAATTGTTCCGTCAGCCGTCTTTGCGTCTGTTAAAGATACTTGTTCTTCTAAATTTAATAAAGACATTATCTTACTTAATACAGTTTTTGAATTCATTTGTATGTGTTTTATACCTTTAATAACAAAGGTTGTTTAAAAAATAGTTATTTTAATTATAAAATGTAATATATCTACATGCTCTCACCCAACAGCCAGGTCCAGGTGATGAAGGTCCTGTATCTCTAAATCCATTTCCAATTTGTCCTAAATAGTCAGATGGATATGCAAAGTCTACAAATTGTGCGGTATTAAAGTTAACAGAGTAGGATGTCCAATAAGGAAATGGTTTAACACCAGGTGATGCTCTAAATCCTCTTAAGTTTGCATTACCTAAAAATCCATCATAATATGCTTGGAATACTTTATACAATTCATTTGTGTTAGGTAAAAACCAATCACTATATCCATCATTAACATATGCATCACATAAGTCAGCTGCAGGTGTAATACTTGGTAATGCAACTATATTATTTGTATTAGTTTGTCCACTTCCGTATGTGTTAGTAGTTGTTACAGTTTGATATGGTTGTTGTTCCCATGCACATTGTGAGCCTGTTAAGTCAGTTGGTGATACAATTAATCCTTGCTTATTATTAATATCTAAATAGACTATGAAACCACCTTGATAGTAATTTCCTAATCCTAATGATTGTCCAAATAATCCTGTTTTAAAAATCATATTAAATGAAATTAGTTGCTTTAGTTACGAATATGCTACTACTATTAAATGACATTACTGAAAGTAAATCTATTGTTGCTGACCCTGATGTAGGTATGTAATTATTAAATTGAACTTGTTTAACATTATTACTAAACGATGATGATGCTATGCCTGTGTTTGTAATTTGTATTAAAGCAGTTATACCTGGTTTTGGATTTGTTATGTTTATATTTGTAATAACTCCATTAGGTAATGTTAGTGTAAAGAAATTAGATTTACTTAAATCTATACTTGCAGTAGAACTTACAATACTTGCGCTAAATACATTACCATATGCACTACCCGTAATTGTCAATGAGTCTGTTGTTGTTAAATTACCTCTAATTAATGTACTTCCTGTAATACTTGTACTACCTGTTATACTTAATCCTCTTTTAAATGCAGGAGTTGCAGTTCCATTATTTATTGGTATTTGAAACCATGTTGAATAATCACCTATATTATTATCCCAATCTGAAAATGTTGTTCCTGTTGCTTGTGATGTTATACTTAATTCAACATCATTTGCACCTGTGTTTGGATTATAAACTCCTTGTATATAATTTGCGGACGCTGTATCATCACCATAATTAGATATACTAGTTCCTAATCCAGGAGTATTAGTGCTATCTATATTTATTGAACTTCTACCAATTGTAGTAGTTGAACCATCACTACCACTAATCCATAATCTAGGTGTTGTTGTTCCTCCTGTTCCATCTCCTCCACTTATTAAAACTCTATTTTGTATCCATGTTCCTACGGCACCTTGTGGTACTACACCTGTAATTAAGTTGCTACCTGATTGTATAAAACTACCACTTATTAATTGATTACCTAAAAAATTATTACTACCTGTTGTTGCATATCCTGTTAACAATGTATTTGTAGATGCAGTAAATGCGTTTAAAGCAGAAATTGATGTATTAACAGATGCACTATTTGTATTTAATGAAGCAATTGATATATTAACACTTGCACTATTAGTATTTAAAGAACTAATAGATATTTTAGCAGATGCAGTCCATGCATTAGTAGAAGCAGTATATGCATTAAATGATGCCGATGGAGTAAATGTTTGGTCAGCTAAAATAGTAATAGATGCAATAGGGCCATTTACATTTTGTACAATACTTGCACTAACATATCCGTTAAAGAAAAATCTAGTTGATGTTCCTATACTTGTACCATTAACTAAAATTTGATTTATAGATGATGTAAAGTTTTGTAAAGAAGCAGTTGCTTGATTTAATTGAGTAACACTACCATTCAATGATTGTGTTGTAGTATTAACACCTGTATTGATTGT